GAGTTGCCCTCATTGTTTACAGTCACCTTAATACTCTGAGTATCCTTATTCTTGATAAGGAGTACGATGTTTCTGTCTTCGTCGAGTGTAACTGGTCCTTTTGTTCCGCCTACGAGTTCAACAGTAACAACTGCATCCTGAGAATCGGAATCCACTTTCAAAGCAAGATAGTTTCCTTCTTGCTCAGAAACATTGCTACTGAATCCTGTGTACCCGGTAACATGTTTTAGCGTACCGGTAATCTCAGCCTCTCCGACAACAACATTCTCCTGTAACGAATCTACTGTTTTCCCGAACAGATTGGCTTCCCCATTTTCGGGATTAACGGAGAAGCCGATTAAGGGAGGTCAGTTACATCCTCTTCGATTGCAATGGCAGAGTACACTCTGGTCAGAGCACCGGAACATCTGGTTTCCAGAAGGGACTTCTCCTGGTTAAAGTCGATATCAAACTGTGTGAAGTGGGTAACTTCGCCGCCCTTTGTGGCACCCAGAGAGTAGTCATTCAGGTTCGTAATGATAGCAAGCAGTTTCTTGGTCTTGCTGTCGTCCGTCTTACGGGTCTTGCCCTCAAACTGCTCAGCGGTAAGAATCTCACCAACGTTAAAAGCAGATGCAAGTTCCGCCTTGGAAGAGTAGATTCTGCGACCATTCATGTCACGAGCCAAAAGCATCACATTAAGCATATGCGGTGTGATGTACATATCCGGTGTCCCAGTTCCCTTGTAATTCTCTCTTGCATACAGAACCGCATTGATCATAGCCTCGGCGAGAATATAATTTTCACCAAAGTTTGCACCTGTATTGGTTCCCTGAAGCTCTTTCTTTGCGGCTTCTACATCTAAATCTGCATGGATGGTGTACAAATCGTCGTCTGTCCAAATAGGTCTGATTTTATCCGGATCAATTTTACCCTCGTCGCCATCTTCACGACCGTCTCCCAGCATCATTGCGATTGCCAGTTCCTCGTTGAGCATCAAACGATCGATATCATAGAGATACTTAACATAATCAAAGTCTGTGATATCAACAATATCGTCACGATGTAACGCATTCCTTACATAAACGGTCTGCGGATCTGTCGTTCTGCGAACCAATTTGAAATTTCCAGCCTGTTTCTTCTCTTTACCTTTTTTATAACCTCTGGCACGCAGAGAATCGATACCACGAATATCAGTCTGGCTGGTTCTGATTCTGGAAATAGGGCTCTTATGTACTTTTCTCATCACATTGGAAATCCAGCCCTGATCATTGGTAATAAGCTCAGGGGCACCTGGACGAACTTCCTGATACTCAGGGAAAAGAGCCGTCACATTACCCTCGCCAGCCTGAACAAATCCACCGCTTACCGCATCATGCTGAAAACCATTCTGCTCTGCATAAATCTCAAGTGCAGTCTGGAAAGTGCCAACCTGACTGGTCTTTGCCATTTTGATAATATCCTCCTGGGCAGAATGAGCCAGAAAGCCACCCGTTTCGTTTTTCTTTTCATTGTCAAACACATTATGCTTCATTTCGGTTTTTCCTCCTTTAGAATCATCGTTTTTATCTTCGGGCTTATCCGGTTCCCCGAAAGCCTGTCCGAACATTGCATAGATTACATTTTTCTGCTTTTCGCTGAGCGTATCAAATATCTGCTCAACTGTTTCTTCATCTTCTTCCGTTTTCTCTTCAGAAGTTTTACCTTCCTGCGTTTCGGACTTCTCTTCTTTTTCATCCGCAGAATGATAAATCATGATATTCTCATCATATCCAATAATCATGCGATCTTCCGAAGCGTCACCATGCTCCATGACAGAATCAATGAATGCGCCTGGATTAGCTCCAGCCAGAACAAGGCTCAATTCATAAATAACGCCATGTACTACATTTGCTCCTGCCTGTTTAAGTTGACCGGCACAAATGGAAAGTGAACGAACATCTCCATGCTTCACTAATTTCTTTGCAGCAAGTCCAGATTCACTGTCATTGAAACTACAATAAGCGTAAACACCCTCGTCACGATTTTCCAAAACCGCATGACCGAGCACGCGATTAGGATCGGAATGGGTGTGCCCCCAAACCAGCGGAACGGTTTTTCCATTCTGGTTTTTAAACGCATCTTTTTTGATGGTTCGACCATCAACACAAAGAAGATCGTTTCTAGTAGCCCAGCCACTAAAATCATATTTCTCCATTTTGAAAATCACTCCTTCTATCAGTATTGTGCGAAAGCTATTTCTACTTCCTCCGTTTCCTCTTCTTTACTGCTTTATATTCGGAAGCTATCTTATCAAACTCTTGCTGATAAAGATCTTCATAAGTGGCATCAAGATTTTCTTTTGCTGCTTTATAAGCTTCCCTTGCAGCGGTAACGGCAGCCTTTAACTCTGCACTAACTTTTTCTCTTTCTGATTTAGCATTCGCAGAATTATCAGCCCTTTCTTCTTTGGTGTCTTCAGTAATTCGTTTCTTTTTACGACTTGCGGAAGTTCTCACCTCTTCTTTTTCAGCTTTCGCCTGCTCACTCACCTTAGATTTATCCTCGCTGGCATCATCACGAAGCTTTGCGATTTTCTCATTTCGCTCCGCTACTCGCTTTGCCCTTTCTTCTTTGGATAACCCGGATGGAATTTCTATTGCCATTAAGCGTTCAATCTCGGTATTCTTCTTTTCATCGATACGCTCTTTCTGGTCTTCTGCTTCTTCTCCAATATCCTCCAAATCAGATTTTTTACGAGAATCAACCCTACTCCTTCTCGACGAAGATTCCTCGGTAAGCTGAGTATTCAGTTCCTTTAATTTAGCCGAGATCTGCTCTCGGGTCGCCTTGGCCTTTGCTCTCAGCTCAGCAATTTTTTGTTTCCGTTTTTCCTGTTCTTCTTTTACCTTTTCCTTCTTCTTACCAGAAATCTCATTTTTTGTATAAGCCCAGACTTTCTTTCCCTCATCATTAAGCTTTGTTGTGGAACGTCGCCCTTTGAGTTCTCTGGTTCTCATATAATATTCATGAGCTTTCACTGGGTCGTAATAAGGAGACGCATAGTGTTGAAGAGGTTCGTTAATATCCATTAGGGCTCCTCCTCATCATCCGAAACATAGCTTCCTATAATTTCATCAATCTCCTTTTCAAGACCGTCAAGCAGCTCGTTCACTATGCTGTCATAATCGGCTCCAGCATCACTTTCGTTGGGTTCGACATCGTAACTACCATTTGAAGGCTCAGATTTGGCCTCGCTGATATTGCTATTCTTGAGCTCATCAGCTTTTGGATCATCAGACGGTTTCATACCAATAATCTGGCGAATTTCATTTGATGTCATAATCTCATTTCTTGTGAATTTGTCAGCAATTTCTGACAGATCAGCTACTGGTACAAGTTTGAAGGGGTCACGGAAGAACAGAATCGATTGCTTTTGAGACCTGGCTGTTTTAGTAAGGAACTTACGTTTCATTTCGTCAACGATTGCTGAAATGATCGGCTCAATAGTACGGTTGTAGTAATTCAGCATGGTCTTCTCGTCTGCGGAACCATCCAATATACTCTGAGTGATACCTAACTGGCTGTATAGCATACTCGTTAGATATTCAATCTGCTTCATCAGATTATTTTCCACAGAACGATTCAACTGTGTGATTCGCTCCGTACCATCAGTATACGCAATACCATATTTAGAACCGGCCAACTGACGCTCAATCTCGACACGCCTCTTCTCAGCCTGTTGACGCCTTGCTTCTGTTTTTATCACATAGGGAAGCTGGATAATTAAATCGAGTTTTCCTGAACTGCTCTGCTCATCAACAACGTCCAATAAATTCAGTTTTCTTATCAAACGCTGCATCGTTGAGTTTGGCTCATTCATCACCGCATAAAGCGGATTTTCAATAATGGCGACCGTATCTTTTGGAACTACAATGTCTTCCTTTAATCCAGTCCGCTCATTATAAACTCTTACTTTGATATGATTCGGAAACCATTCCAGAATCTTCCCGGTTCGCATTGACTCGATTTTATAGGAGCCTGTAGTGTCAGGGTCATCATCCGTATCCACCGGGATAATCGCCACACATCCCTCATCGAGCATTGACAAAACCACATCCTGAAGGAAAGCCCGCCCAGTCTGGTCAATGTTGGCTGATAAATTCAGACAATCATTTAGCCCCGAAGAAATTTTTTCAAGAAATCTTTCGGAGTCGTCCAGACGGACATGTTGAATGTTAATTGAAGCGCAATCCAATGCGATTCGATTATATACAGAGGTAACGATAGATCTTTCATTTCCTCTTGTGAGTCTTGGACGGTCGGGCCTGTACGAATATCCAACCCCTATGTCCCGATAGAAACCTGTTGGGTCTCTATTTAAAAAAGCGTTCCAGGCATGTTTAATCCTGGAACCGATTGAAACTTCCATTTTGAAATCGTCACCTCCTATTCGAAAGCATCTCGGTTGAGCTTGAAAGCGACAAACGCATCCATCATAGCTGCCACGGCATCAATCTTTGCGTCATAACGCTTTTTCAGCAATTTACGGTTTCCATTCGTATCTTCCATAACGATGCAGTTCCCCATCGCAAAGGTCATAAGTTCTTCATCAAACAAAAGCATCCGCTCCTCAGAAAGTTTCTTTAACTCTCCTAAAGGAACGGATTCCGTCTTAGCACCCTGTATTACCTTTTCGATTCCAAACGGACCATTTTCAGAAGACCATCTCTCAATGAACTCCTTTGCGTTGTATGGGTCATACCCCAAGCAACGAACGTCATAGCCAAATTCTGTGATATGGTTATCCAAATCTTCATAGACTTCCATCATATCCAAAACGGTTCCCTCTAGGACAATCAGGCTTCCTTCGTCCATGAATTGGTCGTATTTGATTCTCATTGCTGCCGGAAGTTTCATCAGAGTCGATGAAGAAATGTAGTTCCTGGTTTTAACTCCAAAGGAACCATTCGATAACGGGAAAAGGAACGTAAAAGCACAGAAATCATCCCCCTGCGACAAATCAATTCCCAAAGAGCAGGGCATCTGCCAATAGCTTCTCTTCTTATGAGGAAGAGTTTCTTCATATGTGAAGTAATAGGTGTAGCCCTCCATCGGCAATCCAAATCTCTTAGCCAAGATATCGTTTCTGGCCGCCGGAGACTTCTCCGCTCTTTCCACATCGAGTTGATAGGTCTCATAGCTTACCGTTTTACCAATATTGGGATTTGCCTTCAGCCACATATCTGGATTGCCCACTTCATCGATAGAATCGAGTTTGTACCACCAGATGGAAACATGAGGATTGATATATTCTCCTTTGAGAATGTCCATCAACTCCATTTTGATTGTGTCGCCTGCTCCATTTCTCACTGTTCCCTCAGAACTCGTGGCGACAATGATGTAATCATCCAATTTAGACGCACCCTGCTCCAAAGCGCCAACCACATCTTCTCTAGTATCACCGGACAGCCACTCATCCACTGTAGAAATCTTAGGTCGTAATCCCTGAAGCTTTGCGATGGACATTGGCCGCACTTCCAAAAGCGAACCTGTGAGAAAATTCTCAATACCCTTTTTGGTGGAGGCCAATTTCATTCTCTTTGCTTTAGAACCAGTCGTATTCTGCAAAGAGCCCTCTGTCAGAAACCGGAACAATGGACCTCTCGACCTTGTAATCGCAGTGCGAAAAGGTGACATCACCTCATCAGCCTGTTTCATGGTAGGGGCTGTCGTGACTTGATGAGTCGTGGATGTGTCGATATTCAATCCATAGGAATGAACACAGGTGTCATACAAAGATTTAGCAGCTCCTCGCCCAACGATAAGATATTGTTTCTTCGTCAGACGCTGCTTGATTCTTTTATTCACATATCGGCCACCATGTCCGTCAGAACTTGGCTCCCACACACTTCGTTCGACGAAGTAGTACCATCCATAAAGCTGCTCGCCCCACAATTTAAACGAGTCCAGCAAATTCAAATCAGAACCGTCCGTCAATGTTAGTTCTGATTCGCAATAGGCAATCCATCCTTCGACGGCCTGGTCATCATAGTAAATACCAGGATTGGCTATTAGGTCGTCAATTCGGTTCATCTCCATAGAGATTTCTTTACAAACCGGTATCTCTCCCCTGATTACGGCATCCCGAAACATGCCGTAGTATTTGGGAACGGCAGTGTTTGATAATGCCATAATTGAATCACCTACTTGCTTGTTGCTTTCTTGATGACCGCGTCAATTCCCTTCGTCATGTACTTCGATGCATAATTGGTGGCGGTCTGCTTTGCGGCATTGGTCAGCACATCCTGTACAAACTTTCTACCGACAGAAATTTCTGAACTGGTAAGCTGTTTATACTGCTTTTCCATTTGAAGACGGTTGATCTTTGAGCGGAGTTCCGAATCAGACATCTTCTTCACCTCATCATCGGAACTCGTCTTCTTTCCACTTGCTCTTGCAAGTTGTTCGGGAGTTCTTCGGACGCCCCATTTCATCCCAAGAATCCCGTGATGCTGTAGTAATGCTTCATTACTCATTTTGAATCTCCCTCCTTTGCGATATATGATGTCACTCCGTTTGCTGCGTTCCCAGTCTCGTAATACGGAACTTCTGTTACCACAATATTTCGATCCAGAACTTTGTTCTCAGTATCCAGCATTTGAGATTGGAATGCTTTCGGCGTTACCCTATACTCGCCATCGTAGGACTCGTGTTCTTCGGACTTATCTTCGTCAGTTTCCGCTGCAACATTCAGTCTCCACTCCGCCTCAGCAATCATCTTTTCCATAGACGCCATTACAGCGGAACTCAAAGGCGGATCGAACAGGAGCTTTACCTTCATCTGCATATACGACTTTACCAATTGCAACTTTGTCTCGTCAGAAATGAATTCTTTCCATGTAGCACTTTTATCCTGAACAGAGAATCCAGATGGTGGACCAACACCAAGTTGCGTCAAGATCATAAATACTGAATTGATATGTATGATAAGATCTGAATCAAAGTGCTCATACTCTTCTGTAATACCCAGCATCTTTTTAATTGATGTCAGTATGCTTTCCATAATCGCTATAACCTCCTCTCCATCAATGTTTCCAGGGACATGTATCGTTTCTGCTTCGAACAATAGGTTCTGTGACAAGAAGACTTTCATCTCCATAGTGAATGGCATTATGTGTTGTAAGAATTGTTGAGATGAGAAATTCTGGATTTAAAAGAAAATCGCTTCTCTTTAAAATATCCTCCACGGAAATCGGATTCATATGGTGAATCAATATCTTCCCACATATCTCACGACCTTCTATTCCGAGGTCACATCCGTTATCTCTCACAATCACAAAATCACGAACTGACTTCCACTCCATAGACCGATAGAAAATCTGATTCAGATATCGGTCAAACCCAAACGTGTCTGCCCCGATGACTCCGCCCAAACGAAGATACTCGTATCGTTCTTTAAAAGTCTTCAATTTTGATAGTTCTGCATATGTCCTAATCATCGTCGTTACCCTGTCCGCTGTATATACGAAATGCATTGATGGCATCTTTATAGAGATCTTTAATTTCGTCAGTGGAATCAATAGCCCTCACTTTTGCCCTGGCTAAATTATTCTCTTCTGCTAGTCGTTCTTGTTCTAGCTTTTCTCTGGAAGATCCTAATTTCAGATAATGCGTAATGACTTGAGAAGAAGCAGTCCCCTCCAGTAATTGCTTTTCAGCCAAGTCAACAGCCAGAGAAATCATTTGAAGTTCTCTTGCTTCCGGAGTCAAAGCAGGGCGAATCTTTTTGGAAGAGCTTGTCGATTCGGAACTCTTTACTTTTCTAGCCATTTACTGTCTCCTTCCCATGTGTTTTTCAATAGATTCATAAAAGTTTTCTGGCAGTATTTAAAAGAACCCACAAAGCTGACTGCAACTTTTTTACCGAAAGGAGAAAAAAGAGTAAAAAGAACCACAGCTTATTACTTAGTCAACCTTATGAGCTCTGTTAAATACTGCCGGAAGGTAAAAACATTCTCCGAAAAATACCCCCGGGGAATTTTCAAAG